GATGACTCACATGAGTTTATGATTAAAGGTATTGGTAAGACTAATGATATAGTTACTAAACATTATGGTTGGAATGTATGGGCTTATGGTACGGCAACCCTAGATAAAACTGTATGGTATGAATTTGAATATAGAATACAGAATTTTGGTGGTATAGGTGCTGCAAATTTCCAATATGAAATACCCGCTAACTACAATACAGGTCAATTTAATCAACTCAGTCCTAGTCATCCATTTGCAGAATGGTCTGCTACCGACCCTAACGCTGTACCAATCACGGCAAGTGGTTATATTAAAGGGGGAGAAGAACAAGGTATTGGAGGACAAACAGTTTATCTAAAGACACAGAATAAAAATCAAGTCGGTTTTTCATATACGACTCAAGCAACAACAACAACAGATTCAAATGGGTATTATTCTTTTAATACCACATTAAATTACAACGATTACGATTTTACAATAGATATTAATCCGTCATTAGGAACACTTATAACCACAGATATAAATTGGTTTCAAGATAGATTATTATCAGACACATTCAGTTCAAAAGATTATTGGAGAATGGATGTGAATAATACAGGTTCGTTTTCTGTCTCTGATATCTATCTAATGCACCAGAGAAGACACGGTAACATTTCTAGTTACCCTGGTGGGGGACAAGAAATATGGAACACAAATTCTTGGCAAAACCCGACCATTTGGCCGGCAGTTGCTGCGGATTCAGACGATAAAACGATATACGTTGGTTACGGATCATGGTCTCTATTTGATTTAGCCAATGGAAATCAGACAACATTCTATTTATTAAGAGTAGGACATAAAAATTAAAAAAGTAAAAAAAAACGATGAAACTTAAAAACATTTTTCTAACACTATCTTTGCTAATTGGTACGATGACTGTCTTCGGGCAGACGACTTCACCTGACGCAACTAAACCTTATATTATCTTTGATTCAACTTACACTTTAGAATCCACCTCATCAACCTCAAACACAACATTTGACATTTATTACGATAATACGTCGGGTAATGATGTTAAAGGTATTCAGTTTTCATTTAATTATGATAACACGGTATTTGATGAACCCACTTTAACATATAACAATACATCTGGCCCTGCCGGGTATTTGTCTTATGATGTCGATTCAACAAGTGGAGTTATAAAAGTGGTATGGGTTTATTCAGGATCATCTACCACTTTCGATATGATTGCGGGTAACATGTTTACAGTAAATGCCCCTTTTCTTTCTAACTATACAAACTCGGCAGTTGCGGACGTAGATTTTACTACCGACCTTACCGCTTATTATGTAAAGTCTGATGGGACTGATGGGGTATTGGGTACACAAGATAATGGTGGTAATTTTATAGAACCGGCATTTGATTATACCGCCACAATTCTAAATAGTGGGACAAATCCAGCAGACTCTATTGATGTAATATTACAAAAATCGTCAGATGGTTCGTCTTGGACAGATGTTACCACAGTAACAACCAACTCGAATGGGGAGTCGGTGTTCTCAGAAAATTTAGATCAGGATTATTGGCAAATTAGACTCAAGATTGCAAGTGGTTTAGATGCGAGTACCGCACTATCAACTGCAGATGCTAATATGATCGCACAAATTGCTGCGGGGGTACAATCACCATCAGGAATTCAGTTCTATACTGCGAATACAAATCAAAATAATGGAATTACCGCATCGGATTCATATATGGTATTCTCTAGATTAGCACAAGGTAACTCAAGTTATTCTTCTAATCCAGATGTATTGTTCTTTACTGAAGCACAGTATACTACTATTAGTAGTGCAACATCAGATCAGTCTAGTTCTATACCGGGTCTAACGGAGTTTTTATCTCCATTAATTAATAACACAACTACGGGTAACTTCTACTTATTAATATTAGGAGATGCCAATGGAACAGGTTTAAATTAATATGAGATTATTATTACTGACATTAGTATTAATATTCACAACAAGTGCACAATCTCAGGTCGTATTTAATGTACCTGAGATTGAAGTACCTGTAAGTGATTACATTAATCTACCCATAGAAATTGAAACTGAGGGTGAGATTGTCGGTAGTCTTGAATTTGCATTGAATTACGATCCAAACTATTTAGAGTTTGTGTCAATTACGGTGACACCCAAGGCACAGGAGTGGTTAACCTATACAATGGACTGGGAAGGCGAAACTGTTAGATGGGGAGGTTATGATCCCTCCTTCGGTAATTTTACCATAATCAATACAACAGAATTATTTACGGTAAGATTTAAAGTTACTGATCAAAATTGGACAGAAATTCCAATTACAATAGGTAGGAAAACTGCGGGTACCGAATTAGGTTGGGATATTGAAGTTGAAAATACGGATGGGTATGTTAATAAACGATCAATGCCTTTCGATACTAGACCTACTGACGGTATTTATGGGATTGTTTATCCAGTCCCAACTAAAGGTCCCATTACGTTCGACCTGACAGTACCAGATAATGGAGATTATATTATTAGAGTATTAAACTATGGGGGATTAGAATTTTTAAAAGAGAGGAAGTCTTTTTTCGCGGGATGGGTACAATTTCAAATGGACTTATCTTCATTACCACAAGGTGTTTATCTCTTACATATTACTAACGGACAATTTGTAAAAACATTTAAAACAATAAAACAATGAGTAAAAATAAAGGATTTTTTTCAGAAATTAAAAACCAAATAGTAACAGGTATTGGTTTAGTTATAACGGCGGGTTTCGGACTATTAATTGCTAACATGCAATCTGTATTTGAACCTAAAGAAGAAAAGGTAAATTTACCTGTCATGGAACAAAAAATAAATACCCCAAGTAGTATAAAGGATACTTTGGTAATAACTAAAACAATTGTTATACCTCCTAAGAAAGAGAAAAAAGAAGAAGACATAACATGGTAAGAATATTTTTAATTATATCGTTACTATTAAGTTTTACAGTTAAGGCTCAATTAGGTAAAACAGAGACCGAAAATTATAAAGGTAAGTTTGAACAGGATATTGATATAGATGAGGTATCTGATTATATGTTAGATTACCAATTACCAATCCAAGTTTTAAATATTGGTTTTACACCGGAGTTATATGAATTTTACCCCGAATTAAGAGAAAATAGGGTGGGATTAGGTGTTAGTAACATAACTCTATCTTATTTGGAATGGACTGATAGATTTTTATTTACGGAAGATAAAGAAGAAATTAAACAAAGAATGGTTAAACAACATAAGGCAGCTGCAAAAGGAATATCATCTAACGATATTAAGGTTGTGGGTAATGTTGTTTTAGCGGAGTATTTTGTTTATGTCGAAATATATGATTATTCGGTATCTGAAGAAGAGGAAGTTACAATTGACGGGGTGAAGACCGTACTAAAAACTATTATTGGTATGCAGGTAAGATTTGTTAATGCTGAGAACGGTACCATTTTTACAGGAAGTGGAAGTGGTGAGGCGGTCACAATAAAAAGAACTAAAATTGGTTCCGTTAATGATGTAAAGTTCAATAAATCAACAATTGGTATTGCAACTAAAAAGGCGTTGGAATCTGGAACGGCTCGTATTGTAAAAAGAATGATTAAACGTGGGATATTTGAAGAATAAAATAATTGCGGTAATATTATTTTTATTACCATTGGTTGGTTACGGTCAGTGGTCCTACACGTTTACAGATCCCTGTACTTTAAATCAACAAACAATTCAGATGGGTTCAAGTGATGAAATTGTTCTGAATTATTTTGGTAACGTACAGACATTCACACAGCTCGATTTTACTAATGGTACTTTTGATTCGTGGATGAACATAGTTACTCAATCTAACTCTTCAAACCCATGTCAAGAAATATCCCAAATAGTTACTAATAATACAAATGCAGTGATAGTTCAAAATACTATCACAGTAATTACAAATATAATGAGTGTTTTGGGTGGGGACATGTTACCACAGGCACTATCATCATCAGGTGTCCCCGTGGCGGAGGCCATCGATAACGCATCAAAAAAGAAGAAGAAAAGAAAGAAGGGGAAGAATAATACTAAAACCGAAAATTCTAAAGAACAATCCGTAGGATCCAATAACAAAAGCGAGAATAGGGGTGAATCTAACAATAGTTCTGAACAGTCTAACGAATCAGGTTCTAATGAAACTAACGGTAGTCAAGGTAACACTAACGAAAACGGTACATCGACAGAAGGTAGTGAAACTGCGACTGAAGAGGAATCAAAAGAAGGTGGGTTAACCATGTCTTTGGCAAATTCAGTTTCTAATGCAATAGATGGTGGAGAGTCAGACAATAAAAATAGAGGTTCACTAATAGCATCAGGAGATATCGTGGTTATTGATAACCAAGACAATTCGAATGGTCGACAAATAAAAGTGGTAGGATCTATTACAAGTGCGAATACAAAAAAGAGTAGAGTCCAAGGTGCGTTATTTACATACACAACCGTAACTAATGATTTTAGTTTAACTTTCTACAAATCATGGATAAACCCAAATAGGACATTTAATTTAGTGGGTGCAAACACCACGATGACCAACTTTGATCAAAACCATTTAAATACAACTACTGTTTTAGAATCATTTAAGTTTGGTAAAAAGAAATTTACGGGTATGGTGGGTGCTAATTTTACAATAGGTAAATTAGGTAAAAGAGAATTACAAAATCTATCCGCAGTCAGTGGTATTCATAGAAACTTTAGAGTAACTCCGAAGATCACAACATCGGCTCTAATATTGGGGGTGTATTCTCCATTCACACAGTATTATGAGGGTCAGTGGTGGGACCCTGGATTATTAATAGTACCATTTAGTTCTTGGGATATTCAAATCACAAAAACATTTAAATATAACATCAGTTTTACGGGAGTTTGGCAATCGGGAGGTAATGCATTAAACTATCAAGTTCTGACTGGTGGTAAAATCAGATTTTAATTATGAAAAATTTACTAATACTCTTATTATTCCCAACCCTATTATTTTCACAGGTTGATTGTTATTCTATTAAATCAGTAACCACTGAAATTGAAATGGAAGAAATCAGTAAAAGAAGGATTACATTCGGTATAAAACAGATGATGGAAGACATTATCTCAGATAAATACAATTTATGTATGGATGGTAAACCGATTGATGTTATTGTACAATCAATAGAGTCCCCTCAAACAGGGATCCAACTTGGTCCATGGACGAAAGTGAGTAAAAAAACAATTGTTACTTTACTGATCTACATGGACGGGGAAGTGATTGAGGTGGAAGGAAGAGCCAAATCTACGGTAGAGTCCACATTTATAGATTTACAAAATGATGATATACCTTTTGATAAGACAACATTTTCATCCGCTGTTAAGAAGGCAATAGAAAAGGGGATATAAAAAAACCCCAACAAGGTTTGCTGGGGTTTTAGGTCTATACTGGTTTCAACACCAATAATTTAACGAGAAAAAACGAAAAGGTATTCGACAAAGAGTACCTTTGATGTATAAATATATATATTTTTTAAAAAAGTCAAGTTTTTAGTTAAATCAGGGGAATATTTTTTGATAATTCCATGTTTCCGTCTTTAATTTTTAAGATGAAATCGGAATTCTCCGTAATCTCACCTTCTAAAATCTTATCACTTATAAAATCCTCACACAGGTTTTGTATGATTCGTTTTATTGGTCTCGCACCATACTCTTCTTCAGAATTTCTATTTAAAACTTCTTGACTTACACTACGATCAAATTTTATTTTGTAATCACTCTCGATAAGTCTTTTTGATAATTTATTTAACTCGATAGTGATAATTTTTTTAAGTGACTTATCTTGTAGTTTATTGAATACAATAATATCATCGATTCTATTTAAGAATTCAGGACTAAATTTTTGTTTCAATGATTTTTTAATGATTGAGTCTTTTACTTTAGCCCTATCACCGTCAGATGTAAAACCTACACCCCCACCAAAATCGGCAACTTTCTTAGCACCGACGTTCGACGTCATTATTATCAAAGTATTAGTAAAATTTACTTTCCTACCAAATGAATCTGTTAACCTACCCTCATCCAATATTTGAAGTAGGATATTGAAGACATCTTTATGTGCCTTTTCTATTTCGTCAAATAAGACAACTGAAAATGGATTATTCTTAATTTTCTCGGTTAACTGACCACCTTCTTCAAATCCGACATAACCCGGAGGAGACCCAATTAGTTTGGAAACATTGTGTTTTTCCATGAATTCACTCATATCTACCCTTATAATCTTGTCGGGATCTCCAAATAAGGTATTGGCTAATGTTTTTGCTAAGTGTGTTTTACCCACACCAGTAGATCCTAAGAACATGAAAGAACCAATAGGTTTATTATGACCCTTAACACCAACCCTATTTCTTCTTATTGATTTTGATATGATCTCAACGGCATCGTCTTGTCCAATAACATTTTTGGATATTGTTTTCTCTAAAGATAATAGTGATTTGGTTTCCTTAGTATCTAATTTATTAATTGGTACCCCTGTGATGTCGGTAATAATATTATAAACATCGTCCACTGAAATAGGTTTCTTATTTAGTTGTTGTTCTTTATTCCATTTTTTCTTTTCATTATCTAATTTCTTGAGGATCTTTCTTTCTTGATCTCTAAGGTTTGCTGCCTTTTCGTAATCCTGATTCTTTACAACTTCTAATTTTTTAATTCTAATAGATTCACAACTTTTTTTCAGTTTCTCTATAGATTCTGGTATCTTAATATTTATTTTTTTCTGTGATCCTAATTCATCCAAAACATCGATAGCCTTATCAGGGAATTGTTTGTCCGTAATAAATCGTTTACATAACTTCACAATAGTTTCAATTACGTCTTTTTGATAATCGACTCTATGATAGTCCTCATAAGAATCTTTTAAATTCTTTAAAATATCGATAGTTTCTACCGTTGTCGGTTCTTCTAATATAATCTTTTGGAATCTTCTTACAAGAGCACCGTCCTTCTCAATATTTTTCTTATACTCATCGAAAGTGGTTGCCCCTATACATTGTATCTCACCTCTTGCAAGTGCCGGTTTAAGTATGTTAGCGGCATCCATAGAACCCGAAGCGTTACCCGCACCAACCATGGTGTGTATCTCGTCAATGAAAATAATCACATTAGGTGCGTCTTGTAGTTCGTTTAGAATTACTTTAATTCTTTCTTCAAATTGACCTCTATATTTTGTCCCCGCAACTAAAGACGTTAAATCCAACGACATAATCCTTTTATCTAAAAGATTGGTAGGACAGTTACCCGCACTTATAAGTAGTGCAAGTTTTTCCACTAATGCGGATTTACCAACTCCCGCTTCACCAACAATGACAACATTGTTTTTCTTTTTACGAGATAATATTTGTGCAATACGATGTACCTCTTTATCTCTACCAATGATAGGATCGATATCCCCATCTAATGCTAATTGTGTTAGGTCTCGTGAAAAATTATCTAAAACTGGCGTCTTACTACCTTTCTTACCTCTTTTACTTTGGGACTGTGTTCCCTCTTCGAAAAAATCTACTGACATATATTAAAAGTGTTTTAAATAAAGATACATAAAATTGTTCCAAAAGTCAAACAATACCCCATATGATTTACTACTTGACAATATGTCACGTATAATGATTATATTTGTGACAGAATGTCTCATTTATGGTATTGGTATTCATTTTGTTCTTATGTGTTTAATAAAAAAAATTAAAAAATTAAATTATGATTTTATTTAGAAACGATCCATGGATCAAATTTGTTGATGAGTTTTTCGACTCTAAAACTGAGACCACTCAAAGTGGTCGTGTCAATGTACATAGACATGAGGATGAGAATAAGTATGAATTACAATTTCTTGTTCCGGGTCTTAATAAAAACGATATCAATATCGTGGTTGAAGAGGACTTACTTAAGGTCAATTATAGTAGAACTGAGGATTCCACTGATTATATGGGTTCATTTGAAAGAACTTATACTTTACCTGACGATATTGATGAAAAGAAGATTGACGCTAAAGTTAAAGATGGGATACTCTACATAAATTTCCCTAAGAGTAAGAAAAAAACTAAACAAAGAACTATTTCAGTTTCATAAATTAGACCCCCGATTAGGGGGTTTAATTTTTATTAGATATTTATAGGATACATCGGACTAACTTGACTTTGTCTGTTTAAATTGTTATATTAAAATTAAAATAATAAGTTATGGCAATTACATCAGAGAAAATCAACGGAAAAGAGATTCTTGTAGAGATAGAGTCATCTAATCTAAAGTCCGCATCTTACAATACGGAAGATGAAACATTAAAAATCACTTTTAAAAGTGGTGTTGTTTATGAGTATTATAAAGTTCCGTGGGAAAAGTTTACGAAACTTAGGATGGCGGAATCGCAAGGTAGATTTTTTAATTTAAATATTGGGAGATCTTATGAGTACAAGAAACTGTAATGGAAAACAAACAGATTGTTGATGAACTAATTGAGGAAATCGGTAACAATCAAGAGATAGTCAAATCTTTTGAAGTAAGGGATTCATTGTCTAATGACATTTTTGATGTCAAGGATGGTGAATTTTTTATGCATGACGAAATAAGAAAGAAACTTATGGATGTTACAGAAAAATTCATGGATTACTTAGATATAGAATTTTTTATACACGATGTAATTTTAACGGGGTCACTCGCAAACTATAATTGGTCAAAATACTCAGATGTGGATTTACACATATTAGTGGATTACGATGAGACGGATTATAATTTAGACCTTCTAAAAGGTTTTTTTAATAGTAAAAGAAGTCTTTGGAATAAACAACATGAAATTTTAGTTAAAGGGTTTGATTGTGAAATTTACGTTCAAGATGTAAATGAACCACATCACGCCTCAGGTATCTATTCTGTATTAAATGATGAGTGGGTAGTAACCCCCGTTAAAACAGTGCAGTCAATTGATAAAAATATGATATTAAAAAAATCAGAAGATTTTGAAGATAGAATCGATGATATATCGGAAAGGTTCGATAAAGGAGAGGATGTTTTAGAAGACATAAAACTCCTAAAAGTTAAACTAAAAAAGTTTAGACAAAGTGGTTTGGATGACGGTGGAGAGTTTTCTTATGAGAATTTGGCATTCAAATTATTAAGAAGAAATGGGTATATAGGGAAGTTGTTAGATATCCAAACTAAAACCACAGATAAGAAATTATCTATAGAACAATAGAGATCAATATATTTTTCTCGATATTGTTGTATTTATAGTATAAGAATAAGTTATAAATAATTATTTAAATATGTCAGATCTAAGACCATTGGGTAGTGAAAAATTACCTGTAGACGAAAAATTAAAAAGAATTATGGAGATTGCCAATTATGGTATATCTCAAAAATCCAACATTACTGAAGGAAATTCTACTAAGTCAGTTCAATTCATTAAAGAATCATCTAACGGTGTGTACGGTATAGTAAAAGAAAAAGAAGGTTATTTCGTAAAGAAAGGTCTTACAGAAGGTTCTTTAGATTATATCGGAGGTATTTTTATGAAAAATAAAAATAAATTCAAATCATACTCTGAGGCATTAAAAAGATTAGAACTCATTAGTGGACAGGAATCATTAAACGAAGCAAAAAAATACGTATTAAAGACTAAGGACTCAGAACCTGTGGCCGATGCTCCTGTAGAGGACGTACCCGCAGAACCTGTAGCTGACGCTCCTGTAGATGATGCACCTATCGATGATTTACCACCGGCAGATTCAGGTATAGAAGACGAAATACCGTCTGATGAACCTGCGATGGAACCTGAAGGTGAGGAAGAAGGTAAGAGATCGGATTATATGGCCGACATTCAAAAATTCTCTGGTAAATTAGGACAAGCATTGAGAGATGTAAAAGAAAAAATGGAAAGTGATGATATTAAGTATGTTATCAACATGGTTCTTTCAGCTGTCAATATTGATTCGTTAGATGAGGAAGATAGAGAAGAAATTGCAGAAAGATTTGAACCTAAAGATGATTTCTCAGACGAAGAAGGAATGGATGATATTCCATCTGAAGACTCAGACATGGAAGGTGAATTACCATCTGACGAAGAATTAGATGAGATAATGGATAAATTAGAAAGTTTTGTTGATGCACCTATTGAGGAAACAAGTGATTTACCCGAACCAGAAGAAATAGAAGAAAAAAGAATCGAAGACATTGCAGATTTAAGCGTGAGACACGAAGAAGTATCTGAAATGGAAGAAGACGTAGAACTTGATTTAGATGAACTCAAAAAGGAAATTAACAAAAATGTTGATGATACTTTGAGTAAATATTTTAAGTAATATGAGACTTATCTATATCAATGAAATTGGAGCTGACTATAAAGGTCAGAAACAATATGAATTTATTTTTAGTGATCAACTCGAATTTGATATAGAGGAGTGGTACCATATACCCGCATCTACGTGTACAGAAACACTATCTCCCCATTTAGAATATATTAGTTTAGTTGGTGTACTTAAAAATAGTGACATTGATTTAGATCTAATACAAAAATCAGATTACTTTGGTGTAATTGATGCCGTAGACGGTGTGATTTCATTGGGGTGGGAAAAGTTTGATTTCGAAAGTGAGTTTGAAAGACTTACTTTTTCATTTGGTGAAAAAATAGATAAGGTTAGTGAAAAAATAGAATCAAGAGGTTTTAAACTAATAAAAGAAGAATTAAATTATAATACGGGAATATGAAAAGAAACGTAATAGTATCAAAACTTTTAAATGAGGGGTTCACTGAGAAGTTCCTTTCTAAATTGACGGATAAACAAATTACTGAATTATCTAATAGAATTTTATCTGAAGAAACTTTGAATATACCTAAGGACGATACACAAGGTGTGGAAGACGCAAAAAGAAAAGGTGAAAAATTTGTTACCTATGAAGAAGAAACTGAAGAAGACGAAGAATTAGGGGAAGAAGAAACAAGTATCGAAGAATGGGTAGAAGGTGTGGTTAAAGAAAACTATCATACAGAGGTTACAACTAAAAAGGAGATATATGAGATGATTGGTGCACTTTCAGACTCACCTGATGCATTAGCTGCGGCTCAAAATTATTTTAGTGTGGACGAACAGTCACCTGAACCATCTAAACCAGATACTGATGCACCTGTAAGAGAAAAACCAAGTACGAGACCAGGTAAACCAAAAAGAGAAAATCCTTTTGAACCAAAACATAAACCAAAACCTAAAGCTAAGTTACCAAAACAACTAAGTTTTGATTCTATAGGTCTTAATTTAAAAATGGCGGCAGAATGATTAGTAAAAAAGAATTATTAGAAACCATAAAAGGTTTAAAGGAAATGCCCGTAGATTACGGAGATAACCCTGAAAGAATAACACCCGATGTTGAAGACAAATTGGCATCGAGAGAAACACCCTTTAAAGATAATCCTTCATTTCCTGAAGAATCACCAGAAGGTGTTGAGTCTAATTTTGAAGAATTATTGGCATCTAAGAGATTTAAAGATGTTGTTGCAAAAGTAAAAAGATATACGGGTGAGGAAGGTAATATAACAGACCAAAACGTACTATCTCAGTTAATGAGTACTATGCAACGAACATTGATGAGTGTTTTACGATTTGAACAAGACAATAAAGAATATTTAGAGAACTTAGCGGTAGAACTTGTTAAGAAAGAAATGTCACTACCTGAAGACACACTACAATTCGATGCGAAATTAGTTGGTATAGGTGGTATAGATTCAGAAGGTTTTTCTAAGGAATCAGAAGATCCAAGTGAAGAAGAGGTAGAACAACAATTTGGTGTAAACCCTGAAGAGGCTGAAGATGGTTTAGAAGACTTTATGGATGCGATGGAAAAGTTCGATCAGGAAACCGCGAAAAGAAGATTTATTAACGCATTAATACAGGGAGCATCTAAAAAAGGACATTATATGTTTGAGTTGGTTGCAAATGAATTAACTGAAAGAGATCCAAACATCGTAAATCAATACGGTGTATTAATGTCAGTTAACGATTTACTTTATTGGGTATTACCTGACGGAATGATGGAAATGGGAATGGGTGATGGAAACCAAGCCGGTAAGGAGGAAATTGATACGGAAACTGATCCACCTACAATTATTGCAAGAGCGGTATTTTTTCCCGCATTGATACACGAAGTAATTAAAGGAGTAATGGAAATTATGGGTACACAAGGTTTACCCGACGATCCAAGATCTGCAGAAATGGTGATGAATAAAACTGACACTTTACCTTCAGAAATTTGGGATTTAAGATTAGGACCGATTATTTGGGAAAAATTTAGATCTTCATATCCTGATAGGTTAAATCAAGAAGATATGACACACATCCAAAATTATCTTTTCTCAAGATTTTCTCAATTAGACGCTGAAGAATTTTTCAGAGTGGCTAAAGAAATAATGAGAGGATCTGCAATGGGTAAAAGTATTTTAAGTAATATGGTGGACCAAATCATACAAGATTTACAAAATGAAGATTACGAAGAGGACCAATATAATAGAGAAAAAGAAGATGACGATGACGATGGTCTCGGAGGATTCTTAGGGTCATTAGGAATTACATTTTCTCCTGAAGACGACAATTAAATAACACGGATTATAAGAAAGTGGTCAATAGACCACTTTTTTTGTATTTATAGGATATGGATAAACATAAACTCATACAGTTAAAGGAATACGCGAAGATCATGAAAGATACTCCGTATGCACTTAAAACATATTTAACCACGTATGATAATACACAAAAGAAATATGTACCATTAGAGTTATTTCCAGACCAAGTTGAATTAATTAAAGACTACGACAACTATAATGAAAATATAACTCGTAAGTATAGACAGGCGGGTGTATCTACTGTAACCGCAGCTTGGTTATCTAAACGTATACAAACCGCAAAACCCGAAAACCCAGAAAGAATACTTATTATCGCTAACAAGAGAGATACTGCGATAGAAATGGCTAATAAAGTTAGAGGTTTTTTAGATCAATGGCCAGAATGGATTAACGTTGGGTTTTCACCTGATAAAAATTCTGAAAGTAGGTATCGTATGAATAACGGATGTGAGGTTAAGGCGGTTGCGACATCTGCCGATGCACTTCGTGGTTATACACCAACAGTATTGGTTTTTGATGAGGCTGCATATATTGAAGCGGGAGAAGATTTTTGGGCGGCTTGTATGGCCTCCTTATCTACGGGTGGTAAAGTAATACTTATATCCACACCTAACGGACATGATCCAATTTATTATGGGGTATATGATCAGGCGTTACGAGGTATGAATGATTTTAAAATAACCGATTTAAGATGGTTTAAAGATCCAAGATATGCCAGTGACTTAAAATGGATTAAAGTAGACGATATCATACATTATATGTTGAATAGAGAACAATATAATGATGATGAAATAATTTTAGAACAGGGTTGGGAAGGATATGAAGAATTACTCGAGAAAGGATACAAACCGTACTCTCATTGGTTTGAGAATATGGCAAAAAAATTCAAGTATGACAAAAGAAAAATCGCACAAGAATTGGAGTGCGACTTCCTCGGTTCTGGTGATGGTGTTATCCCAAATACAATACAAGACAGGATAAGAAAAACCATGATAAAGGATCCAATGGAAAAATACATGCAGGGTACTTTTTGGTTATGGAAGGAACCTGTTGAGGGTCATAGATATATAATGGGTGTTGACGTATCTCGTGGAGATAGTGCTGACTCGTCATCAATATGTGTGATTGATTTTGATGAAAACGAACAGGTTGCGGAATATGTGGGTAAGATTCCACCAGATGATTTGGCATCGATAGTTTATAAATGGGGTACACTTTATAAGGCGTTTGTCGCTACAGACATAACGGGGGGTATGGGTATTGCAACATCACGTAAACTACAGGAAATGGGTTATAAGGACCAATATATTGACGGGGTGAACTCAAATAATATTTGGCAATACAATAAGAAGGCACAGGAAAAAATACCTGGTATTAATTTTAATAACAAACGAACACAAATAGTTGCGTCTTTTGAAGAAAAACTTAGACATGGATTTATAGTTAAGTCATCTCGATTATTAAATGAATTAAACACGTTTGTTTATATAAACGGTAGACCTAACCACATGAAGGGGGCACATGATGATGCAATCATGGCGATGGCCATTGCAATGTACGTGGGTGATATATGTTTCACTCAACTAAAGAGAAACGATAGCGCAAACAAAGCAATGTTAGACTCATGGTTACTCTCAGAAAGGACTTATGAAACAAAAAAATCTTTCTATTCTCATGGAACCGCGTTCGATGCTGTCGGATCTATGACTACTGACGGACAACCATATAACCCATCTAATCAAAATATCAGTAAGGACCAATACATGGAACATAGTTGGTTATTTAGTAAAAGAGGTTATAGATAATTAAACAGGTTTAAAAAGTGAAAAAAATTTCGTATATTATAAAGACTAATATTTATTAATATGGCAAAACAAAATATGACAGTGTATCAAAGGTTAACAAAGGTTTTCGGTTTTACCGCAGACCAACCTTCGAAACCCCCACAATATAAATTTGATAGAGACCAACTGTTAAAAACAGATAGTAGAGAAGATTATGAAAAGGAACTTCTCCAACAACAACAATCTCAATATATTGCAGATAAGTGGTCTAAATTAGATCAATCATTATATAATCAATCGGTTTATTATGAACCAAATAGATTAGCAGCGTATTATGATTATGAGTCTATGGAATTTACACCGGAAATTTCTGCGGCTTTAGATATATATTCTGAAGAATCAACAACCCTTTCAGAAAAGGGGGATATACTTACAATTTATTCAGAGTCAAAAAGGGTAAAAAACATACTCACAGATCTTTTTGAGAATATATTAGACGTAAACACTAACCTACAAATGTGGTGTAGAGGTTTAGGTAAGTACGGTGATAACTTCGTTTATTTAAAAATAGATCCTGAAAGAGGTGTAGTTGGGTGTCAACAATTACCTAACATAGAAATAGAACGACATGAAGGTGCAGCGTCCAACGTACATAAAGCGGAACCATCGTCAAATGTTACAATGCCAAGTAGAGAACTGAGATTCGCGTGGAAAAATAAAGACATGGAGTTCCAAGCATGGGAAGTCGCACACTTTAGATTATTAGGGGACGATAGAAAATTACCTTATGGTACGTCAATGTTAGATAAGGTAAGACGTATATGGAAACAATTACTACTTGCAGAAGATGCAATGTTAATATACAGAACATCAAGAGCACCCGAAAGAAGAGTATTTAAAGTATTCGTGGGTAACATGGATGATAAAGACATTGAATCTTATGTACAACGTGTGGCAAACAAATTCAAAAGAGATCAGGTTGTTGACCCACAAAATGGACAAGTAGACATGAGATACAACCAAATGGCTGTAGACCAAGATTACTTTATTCCTGTTAGAGATCCGGGTCAAACTTCACCAATTGAAACATTACCAGGAGCACAGAACTTAGGTGAGATTGCAGATATTGAGTACATTCAAAAGAAGATGTTAGCCGCTCTTAGAATACCCAAAGCATTCTTAGGATTTGAGGAAATCGTTGGTGACGGTAAGACATTGGCACTAATGGACATACGTTTTGCAAGAACTATTAATAGAATTCAAAAATCCTTAATCCAAGAACTAAACAAAATTGCATTAGTTCATCTTTACTTATTAGGTTTAGAGGACGAGTTGGATAATTTTACATTATCCCTTACTAATCCATCCGCACAATCTGATTTATTAAAAGTAGAACAATGGAAAGAAAAGATAACACTTTATAAAGATGCAACATCAGATCAATCACAGATAGGTATACAACCTGTTTCACATACATGGGCTAAGAAAAACATCTTAGGTATGAGTGATAACGATGTGGTTCTTGATTTACAACAACAAAGACTCGAACGTGCACTTGGTGGTGAATTAGGGGCTACACCTAACATTATAAAAAGAACGGGCGTGTTTGATGAAGTTGATAAGAAGTATGGTATACCTGAGGAGGAGAGACAATCTATGGACACTTCCTCACCTGTTGAAGGAGATGAAATGGGAGGTGCACCACCCCCACCAGCAGGAGACATAGGAGGTGAAGAACCTCTTAGTGAAGGGACAGGAAAATCAAATAAATCTAAAATATTAAGTATGTTAGGTGATGAATCACAAGATTTTGATGATCTTTTTGATGTTAATAAGGCACAACAGAATATTTATGAAGTAGAGAATAAACTCAAAGACATATTAAACGACTAATTATGGCAACATTCGGGAACATTAAAAATAAGATTTTAGTTAAATTGACTGAATCATATGGTAAAAAGGATTTTAAAAATAACCTTAACACATATTTTAAACCTATAACTAAAAATGATACACTCAAAGAGATGTATTCATTATATGAGGAATTGGAAGGTAAAACTTTTGAAGATAAAGAAACCGCAACACTATATGTTGAGGAACTATCAAGAATTTTAAAGGAAAAGACTTCTGAGATACAAACAGATTTAAATCAATTAAATGAATCCTTATCTAATGTAGAATCTAAAAGTAATGATTTATACGAAAGTATTGATTCTTTATCTACACCAGATAATTTAAGTAATATCTCCGATAAGGTTATTGCTAAAAAATATTTAGTTGAACATTTAACAAAAAATAAAACTAACGAATCACTTACTGTAGATGAGGGGGTTAACGAATCATTACTAAATTCTGTCTTAGTAAATAACTTTAATGTTAGTTTTGATAAGACATTAAATGAAGAAGAAAAAGGTAGATTAAAAAACATACTATCCCTTAACCAAGAAGATTTAGAAACTAAATTTGAAGAGATAACAGAAAGTATTAAAGGAAAATTAGATTCAATAGTAGAATCGGACGCAGAGTTTAAAACGAAATCTATTGAGGTTAAGACCGAGATTAATGAAATGACTCAAAGTAAGTATAACTTATACAGATTAGAAGAGTTATTAAATAACTTGTCAGAATAATATTCCTTTACGGCAGCTACCTTAGAGGTGTAAATCCCTGTTTTTGATACATCAAAGTCTCAAATGGGGATTTTTTTATTGCTCGTTTTCGTCTTTCAGTTTCTGTATATACACCGCCTTTTGTTTTTGTAGTCTTTTTTTGACGGATGGTTTAGTGAATTGTTTATTCTCTCTGAGTTTATTGATTTGTTTTACGTTTCTTACTTTTCTACGCAATTTCTTTATCGCTTTCTCAATACCACCTTTGTCTACTTTTATTATTAGCATATATAATTTTGTATATTAATAAATATACTAGAAAAATTTGTTTTTCCAAAGAAAATTACTTATATTTTATTAAACACCATTAAAAGATTATAATAATGAATTAAATGAAACTAGGACGTTACATCCCATTAGGGGATCACAAAAACGTTAAGATTGGATATGGGACGATAAACCATAAAAACTTAAAGACAATTTACCTCTCTTTAAACTCTTGGTTAGAACCCAAAGAAATATGTGAGGATTACGATGCAATATTAAGATCGTCGAAAAACAAAATAAAAAGATTAGTACACAATTTAGGTCACGGACTTTTTAGATCAGAATCGATTGTTGATTTAGATGTAAGAACTAAAGGTATAAAAAAAGAAAAGAGATCTTTTATGAATTTAGAAGTTACTCTATACACGTTAAAACAAGTAAACGTAAAGGATAAAGACTTGAAAACAGACATGTATGGTTTACTATGTGAGATCATAGATACTTGTTTAGATAACGAATTATTATACAATTTCCACAAAAAGAAAAAATAAGTCCGTTTTCCATGTATTTATAGTAATAAAACTACAGATACATGAAAGTATTAGGACCAAAAGAAACAGGTAAAGGAATATTAATAGAATATGACGCGGGATTTATTTCTCCCAAAGAGAATAAAAGTGTTATATCAGAAATGAAGGGAATTGATTTCTCTGAAGATATTATCCTTTACGCTGTTCTACAGAAATATGATACTCCGAATAAGAACGGAAGAATCTATCCAGAGAGATTACTCAAAAGAGAGATGGAAAAGTATCAAGAAATAATTGATAAGGGTTCAGCGTTAAATGAACTAAATCATCCATCATCTTCACTTATAGATTTAGATAGAGTTTCACATACGATCACCGAGACTTGGTGGGACGGTAAAATTCTTATGGGAAAAATTAAATTACTTCTTTCACCTGGTTGGAAAAAATCGGGTATTGTAAGTACTAAAGGTGATCAAGCCGCAATGTTATTAATGAACGGTGTTACCTTAGGTATATCATCAAGGGGAGTTGGGTCTCTTAAATCGGTTAAAGGTCAGAATATAGTACAGGAGGACTTCGAATTGGTTTGTTTTGATTTAGTATCATCCCCATCAACACCTGGCGCTTATGTATTCCAAGATCCAGGAGATAGAGAAAAGTACGAAGAATCCATTGAAGAACAACCTATTGTAGACGAGAGAATGAGTAAACTTATGGGTAATCTGAATAGTTTCTTATCTAAATAATAAACTTTTCTTTGATTACTATATCACAAAAGTAATTTTTTCTTAATTAACAAGTATTTATTATTAAACTATAATATACAAATGAGTAAAAAATCCATTTTAGAACAAGCATTGCTTCAAGTACAAGATCTTGAAGAGGCAGTAAAGGCAAACGCAAAAGGTATACTTGCTTCAACTATGAAGGAAGAACTAAACGATGTCCTAAACGAATCTATGGAACAAGAGGAAGTTGAAGGTAACGAAACTCCTATAACAGAAGACGAACAAGATATGCCAATCTCGGAACAAGGAATTGAAGACGAGGAAGGAAATGATGACGAAACTTCGATAAACGACGAGCCAGCAGACGACGTTGATCCAGACATGGAAGATGAAGAGGGTGAAGACGAATCAGACGACGAATTATCAATAGATGATGAGGACGAAGATTTTTCATTACCAATGGATTCTGAAGAAGAAGGAGAAGACGAAGTACTTGACATGACCGACGCATCTGACGATGAAGTCCTAAAGGTATTCAAATCAATGAAACCTGAAGACGGAATTGTTGTGAAACGTGACGGTGATAATGTTGAACTCGAAGACGGAGACGACGAATACATCATCAAATTAGATGACGAAGAAAGTGAAGTCGAAGAAGAATACAACGAAGAGGTATCTGAAGAAGAAGTTGAGGAATCAGAAGTATCTGAGACCGATATGGAAGAAGAGGTATCTGAAGAAGAAGTATCTGAAACTGATGACACTGTCTACGAAATTGAATTAGAAGACGTATCCGAAGAAGAAGTCTCTGAAGAAGAAGAAGAAGTTTCCGAAGAGGAGGTATCTGAAGAAGAAATTGACGAATCAGAAGTATCTGAGGAGGAAATGGAAGAAGAAGTCTCTGAAGAGGAAGAATCTCATGAAGAGGAAGTCGACGAAGCTGCAAGAACAAAATCCAATGTACATGGTGACAAGGGAGGTGCTAACAGAGCCGGTATTAAGTCTAAGACTAAATATAAGGCAGGTGCAATCAACGAAGAGGTTGAAACTTTAAAGAAACAAAACGGTGAATATAAAAAGGCGTTAGTTTTATTTAAAGAGAAACTAAACGAGGTTGCTGTGTTTAACGCTAACTTGGCATACGCTACAAGATTGTTCACAGAACATTCGACAACTCGTCAAGAGAAATTAAATATTTTGAAAAGATTTGACTCTGTCACTTCTTTAACAGAATCTAAATCCACTTATAAAGTAATAGAAGGTGAATTAGGTTCAAAACAAAATGTTACTGAATCGGTTGCAAAATCAATCGTTTCAACTCCGACATCATCCTCATCTCAAGAAGTACTTTCAGAAACAAAAGCATACGAAAGTCCACAGTTTAAGAGAATGAAAGATTTAATGTCAAAATTATAATAAAATAAATAAAAAAACTAAAACTCAAATTTAAAATGGGAGCATTATTAGAATCAGGTATGGTTGGTAACATCGGGTTAAAACACCTAAGAGTTATCAAAGAAGATACCATCAAAAAATGGGATGACCTAGGTTTCTTAGAGGGACTTAATGGACATCAAAAAGATAACATCGCTCAGTTGTATGAAAACCAAGCGTCTTATCTAATTAACGAAGCTGCTGTGTCTGACTCATCAGGTTCATTCGAAACAGTTGTTTTTCCAATCATTAGAAGAGTATTCTCTAAATTATTGGCAAACGATATCGTTTCTGTACAAGCTATGAACTTACCAATTGGTAAATTGTTCTACTTTGTACCTAAAATTGCAGAAAGAGCTGGCGGTACTGGTCATACAGCACCTTACGCATCTCCAGGTCAAGACGCAAACGGAGACTTCACAGGGACTAACCTTTATGATAGATTTTATGAAGAAGGTGATGACGCTGCAGAAGGTATCTACGATTACTCAAAAGGTAAATTTTCTGTACAAGATTTAGCAGGATCGGCAGTTGTAGTATTTAACGAAGGTATTGCTACAGATGCTGGTACTATGGCAGCAGGAGAACAATCAAGTGTAATTGTTAAGTTTGGAGGATTCTCTAAATTAGGATCAGGTAAACTTGCGGGACCTAACGGTAACGAAATGGATACTGAAGAATTTTTGGCATCATTAGATATCAAAAACTCGGCTATTAAGGCTGGTAACTTACCTTTTAACGTTGTAACTCAGAAATACGGAAGTGGTATTGTTGAGTACGGTGCTAAAGGAACAGGTGCTGCAGGTGGTCAATATCCAGATATCGTTGATAAAGATGGTGTAATCTACTTACAGATAGATCTTGAAGATTATACACCGGCATCAGGTTATACAAAATTTGACGCAGCAGGAACTGAAGCGGCATCAGGTTTTACAGGAACTTACAGACAATACGCTACATTAGAATTCGAAGATGAAATCGGAGAAGTATCTTTCGATTTAGATTCTGTAACAGTTTCTGTTACTGAAAGAAAACTAAGAGCTAGCTGGTCTCCTGAATTGGCTCAGGATGTATCTGCTTTCCATAACATCGACGCTGAGGCTGAGTTAACAGCATTGTTATCTGAGCAAATCGCGGCTGAGGTTGATAGAGAGATCTTAAGAGACTTAAGAAAAGGTGCAGCTTGGAACCTTAAATGGGACTACAATGAGTGGAAATATGGTGGAAACGGAAACGCAACACTACAAGGATACACTCAAAAGGATTGGAACCAAACGTTAATTACTAAAATTAACCAATTATCGGCTCAAATCCATAAAACTACACTTAGAGGTGGTGCTAACTGGATCGTTGTTTCTTCTGAAGTTTCAGCTGTATTCGATGACTTAGAGTACTTCCACGTATCTAACGCAGGTGCAGAACAAGATCAGTACAATATGGGTATTGAGAAAGTTGGTACTTTAGCAGGAAGATACCAAGTGTATAGAGATCCTTACTTCCCAGCGGGTAAAGTATTGGTTGGACATAAAGGAAAGTCGTTGTTAGACGCAGGGTACATTTACGCACCTTACGTACCGTTACAACTTACACCTACAATGTACAATCCATTCAACTTTACACCGATCAAGGGTATCATGACGAGATACGCTAAGAAAATGGTTAATAACCGTTACTTCGGTGTGATCAACGTTGCAGGATTACAAACATTCAACTTAGATACTTTAAGATAATATATCTTTAAGTTCTATTAATATTAAAGGGGATCGATTCGGTCCCCTTTTTTTATTGCAATATTTTCTGTATATTATAACTTATGATATGGAAAGATTACTTTGTTAGTATTGCAGAACAAGTTAAAGAAAAGTCTAAAGATATTAAGACTAAAATAGGTGCCGTTATTGTTGGTAAAGATAATGAGATATTAAGTACGGGATATAACTCATTCCCAAGAGGACTAAACGATAATGTGGTTCAGAGACAAGAACGACCTGAAAAATACTTTTGGTTTGAACATGCAGAAAGAAACGCCATATATAATGCAGCGAGAATAGGTGTATCATTAAAACAATCCACAGTATATCTAACTTCAGGACTACCATGTATGGACTGTGCAAGGGGTTTGGTACAATCGGGAGTAATAAAGATTGTATGTAAAAAACATTGTACTACTAAAAATTCAGGTAAGTGGAAAGAAAGTCAAGAACGATCTCTTATTTTGTTGAATGAGTGTGGGGTAGAAGTCGAGTTTTATTAAGTTTTCTTATTTTAACCTTTAAATCACCCGTCCCCTTAATAACTCTATGGAATTCACCTTCGGGGATATTAATAACTAACCCTTTAGTTATTTTAATTGGTAATTTATTATCCATTTGAAATGACCAATCACTCTCGTGTAAAAAAGTAACCTCACGATCTTCGTTATCGAAGTGCCATTTTAATTCAGATTCATTTATATCTTTTGAAAACACTCGTGTACTGTGGTTGTCGGATAATATTTCTCTATATGGTAAAGTATCCCCCATTAAAGTTTAAAGTTTGTTCTTTTACTTTGTTTAATAATGTCCATTAATGAGTTAAAAACGTCTTTCTCATTAATGTAAAGTCCTCTAATTATTATTCTACCATATTCTATTAAAGAAACCCCTGTTTCCCACTCATCATAGTCTTTACCTACATCACCTTCTTCCATTGCTATGGTAGCAAACATAGTTAAACTTTCTTCTACCATTTCGGCATTGTCTTTATCTAATCTATTATATGTGTAACGACCATCTTCATCCTCATCTTCTTCAGGATACATATCGGCCATATGGTAGTCAATATCTACCATATCAGTGTGAGATAAGTACTTAATTTTTGTCTGTTTGTTTCTTACGATAAACAAACCAGTTTTCTTGTCCCATAACAATAAATCAAACTGATCTTCAACGTCATCAAGTTCATCATCATAAAACCCCATACCCGAGGAATCAGGATACTCTGGTGGGTCGTAATAACCTTCAAATAAATTGTAAAGTTTCATATTACCAAGGATTAGAGGATTTTATACCTAACGCCTTACGATATCTTGCAATATTACAACTCCAATATCCTGCCTTAGTACGATCTTTCTTTTCACTACACTTATGTCTAGCTCTAAATGATTTAGCTGCCGCTTTGTTATTATTTCTAACTTTTAATTTCGGGTCACCAAAGGTTACTTTTTTAATAGTCCCTTTTGGAGTTTTCACGTATACCGCAAACTTCTTAGGTCCACCTGGTGTTCTAAAAGGTTTGTTTAATTTAACATTTCTACCTCTGTGTTTAGCCTCAACTAAATGTTCGTCTTGATTTTCCACAAATGGAATGTCTAAATAAACTTCTTTACCCTCATATAATCCTGTTTGTCCTAAATCAGTCTTTATTAAATCTAAATCGATTCCTGAGACTTCTAAGACATTATCTTCACTTAATTGACGTACTTCATTATATATATTGAAAAACTCATTAGAATAGATCCTATATACATTCTCGACGATTGGTAGGTTATTATCTATATGGTATTGTAGTCCTTCACTTAAAACTTTAGATTCATTTACTAAATTAAGTTTAGGTTCTTGAATGTCTAATTTTTTTTGTTCTAAATTGTGGAAAACCAAAGAGATTATTCTGTTCTCATCAATACTAGTGTATGTAGGGGTATTTCCCTTACCCTTCTTATTACTTTTTCTTTCTGCACGTCTTTTTTGACGAGTCATTTTCTTTTTATCTTTCTTAGTATATGAACTTGTGGTTTTAGGAGTCTTTTTACTGACTTTTTTGGACGGTCTACATTTAGGGTAACCTTTTCTCTTCTTGTCACCATCCGCATCTTTACGACCACATGGTGGGTGTTTACCATCTATTTTTCTAGATACATCAACCCATTTTTCTTTAAACCAACGACCCAAATCTTCTTGGAGGACCTCACCATTTGATAGGCAGTCTTCCATATATTTTTTATCTTCTTCGTTGATATGTATTTTCATTTTTCTATATTATTTCTTTGGTGTTGATGGTGGGTTTAAAAATTCTTGAAATTTCTTAGTTAGTTGTTCAAGTTCAGGATCATTCATACCATCAAGTAGATCACTTGAATATTGTTTTATAAACGATGGTGTTACAAACATGTAGGTATCTTTATGTATAGTTAACTCAGTACTTGTACTATGTTCTTTTATACAAGGTCCTATAGACAATGCTTGTGAATTTTGTTCAGTATCAAAAGTACATACAATAGCACTAATGACGGGCATACCTAACAAGTACTCACATACGAATATAATGTTACTTGCCTTCTTTGATGTATGATCCTTATTTCCTGAAATAGTTAATCCCTCTTTTCCAACCGAACTAACCATCGCCTTTGCAAATGCCAATCCTCCTACACCTGTGGCTAGTCCAAGAACCCCTTCTAATAGTTCCTTAGAAAACGTAGCTCCCCAAGAATTAGATTTATGATTAACATCTTCTTCGTTAACGTGTACGAAACAACCCGAAGAGTCTATTATTTTTTGTAATGCATCATAATCATAAAGAGATTTACCTTCATTATCCAACGCCTTTGTCATTGCACCAAAAAATACGGATACTTCCGCAAATACATCTCTTACTTCTTTTTCTATTGTTGCATTGGTCATATCAGTAGTTGCCATCATGATATTACCTGTTTCATTAAATACAAACCCTTTTTTAACTTCTTGGTTATTTGGGTCTTGTTGTGTTACTTTATCAGCCATATTATTTTATTTAAAATTTTATTTTTTCTTTTTACAGTATGAACCTGAACATCTTTTTTTACCATCTAAACCTTTAATTTTTCCTTTACAAACTTGGACCGCATAACCATTGGCATATGCACTTGGGTAAACGTCGAATTTAGATTTAGCCGCAGATATTCCTCTTGAACATAATTTGTTTTTCTTTTTTTTCTTTGCTTCGTGTAATTCATGACCATCTTCAGTTTGATTCATTAGGAAATCTAAAACTTGGTCCATATTTTCCTTCGCAACACTAACGTGGTCGTCTGCCCAATCATGACCATTTTGTAATATATCTTCGATTACATTTTTATCTAAGTTTAAAAGAATATCACATTGTCTACGTATTTGTTCAAGATTACTAAAGAACATATAATTCTCTGTTCTCTCTTCGTTGAGTGTGTTTAAATGTTTTTTTATTAATTTTTTAATATTGTCCATATCTAATAAGTATTTTATTTTTCGGATACAATTTCGAATTTTATTGCTTCGGGATAAAAAATCTCCTCGTTATGTTTAATACCCTTCACTTCTATGTAATATTCTCTTGGTATTAGTATTGAAGTATCTAACATAAAACTATTTTCATTGGTCACATCCATGTAAGTCCAATCAAAAACATTTACATTACTTACCCCCTCTTTAATATAGATACGATAGAAAACCTCATCAAACAATTCGTTTGTTGATTTACTAATTGTTCTAAATATTGTGGTTAGTTTTCTTACTTCACCCGATTTGATTTTTTCATTTTGTTTTATACCTGAATATTGTACAATATATTTATTGGATTCTTTTTGATTTTCACCAATACTAAATTTAGAAGAATATGGTTTAGGTATAAATTTTTGTGTTATATCGGGAAAAGTGTTTCCCTCGATTTTAATTCCTTTCCACACATCGTAGAAGAAACGTTTACCGTCACAAACCAATCCATCTATACCTAATATAACTCTGTAAACTCCTTTTCTAACTTTTTCAACAGTAAGATCGGTTAAACCAGATATCGGAGTTTTAGTTGAGTCTAAAATATCAACACTTGGTATTTGATCTAAGTCAAAGAAGTTGGTTTCTTTATTCACATATAAAAATAAATTCTGATCTGTTTTTTCTATAAAATTTTCACGATCATCAATAATCCTATCATCGAAGTTGGTTTCTAAGTAAGGTTCAAAAAATGTCTGTGTATATTTTGTAAAGAATGCAACCGATTGGTCTACTTCAGATGACAGATCTTCATAAAGAGGTTCAAATGCAACACCCAAACCATAATTTACTGTAGTACCCGTTAAAATTCCGTTTACGTAATCTGTTATATCTACATCTAAATTTTCATTACCATTATCAAACTGTTGTTCACCAATAATGGTTGGGTTATTAGAGTATACTCCCTCTGCAGACCATGAGTCTAAAGTTGTCCTTGAGAACCAATTTGAAGGTCTTATATCAAAAGTATCATTTCCTGTGGTGTAATCATATCCTGAATCTTCATAATCAAAACCAACACCCTCATCCCAATACTGATCTATTTTAAATAATATAAGTTTAAATGAAGTGGTTCTTTCTCTTCCTGTACCTCTTTTTGCACCTAAGAATGTCTCATCCCCAAAAATAGTGTTGGTCATGTGAATTCTATGTACTGTATTTGAGTTCAGGACGTAATCACCATTATCCACTTTAGATTTTAAACCATCTAAATCTAATTTTAGGATAAACTTAGAAAACCCTGACCCATAAAAAATTTCAGTTGCAGGGTTTTTAGAGGTATTAACCTTTAATCCTTTAATTATTGTATTGTTTTTCTCAAAATATGAACGATAGTATGACATCTTGTAATTAGTTTCTTATATAAATATCACTTAGTTTATTCTAATCGACTTATTTAAGATGTCATTTTCAAGTGTTTTTCTAAGTTCTACTAATTTATCCCAATCCGAGTAACCATTTTTTACCATTGGTTTTGTTGGTTGGTGAGCATGACCCGCAATAACTCTTGTTAAAATGTCTAAATAATCCAACAAGGTTTCACCTCTCACAGTTGCGTAGGTGTTAGGTTCAATCGAAGATAGAAGTTCTTCTTGAGTGTATTCGTATTTGTTTAACTTGTTGAATAATATTTTTTTAGTCCCCACAACATTTGTGTCGGTAGATATCATAAAAATTCTATCAGAAGATAATGTACTAAATGACTGTTCAAGTGTTGAAGAAACTGTTTTAAGTATTTTTTCTTTTTTCTTTTCTGTTTTTGGTTTTGGTGTTGGTTCATTCGGACTATAAACTAGACCTGAACCCATTACCGTAGTACCAAGACAAGAAGGTGTCACTTTACTTAAAAAGGTAGGGTTAGTTAATGTTCTCACAGGTCTGTAATAAAACGGGTGTAAATCTATTTTGGGTAGATTACCGTCGAACTTTCTAATACCCTCGGAATTCATTTCACATATGGTTTTCCGTATGGTTATATATGCTAACTCATAACTATCAACAGTTTGGGAGAATGAGGGTGACGACAAGGTACCATCTGTATTAATTAATTTAATTTGTTCAGAATAGTCTGATAGGTCTTGAGCAACATCACTGTTAAAGACGTTGGTGTTAAATGTTTGTCCGTAAATTTTCTTTACTTCATAAATGTACCAATCAATAACGTATTCCGACTGACCAGTTTGACTATTATTAATATTATACTCAACTATATAGGAAAGTTTTTTGAAGGGTACTGAGGTCACTTCAGTCTCTTCTTCTTTAATTTCTTGTTTTGTTCCAAATTTTTTCAAACTTAGAATTGATCTCTTTTCGGAAAGTATGGGGTAGTTTATTATATCGGTCCTAACTTTATCCGACGAACTATCTTTAGACACTAATTTACCACCTCTAAGAGTTAAACCATTTTCAGTGAATAAAACATCTGAACCATAGGGTCCATATATTGCGTAGTCTTTAAGATTAGATAATGTCCCTTCTGATTTTTCTTTAACATATGTCCCATTTTCTGAGAATACGTTGTTCATTTTTTTAACGTTAGATCCGTAACTAGTATTTTCTACTTGTCTAGCATTAGTTTGACTTTGGAAATCATGTACTGTGGTGAATGGTCCTGCTATGTATTCCCTGTTAACTAAATCATTTTCAGGATTATATACAATTATTTTTACCGCCTGACCTATTTCAGGTATAAAATTAATATTTGTGGGTAGAAATGGATTGGCAATAAAAGGATCGTTATCGTCCCATGGTTCATATTCCCTTGACTTCTCTATAGGTCCTGTGGGTGTACCTGTAAGTTTAACGCGTATTCTACCAATCCCCTTAGGGTCGACATTATTATCAACAATCGCCAAACTTATAATACTACTCATTATTTGTTCACTCTATTTAACATCTCATCGTTTATATTATTGTACAATTGCTCAATCTTATCCAAATGTTTAGTTAATTCTACAATACTATATTTTGTCTTTTCAAACTCATCATTTAAAAATTCTAAACCTTCCTCTAAATCTTTATTAGATTTTACTGAAGGTTCATTTGAAACCTCTAAAACTTTTTTTAAATCCATATTAGAACATTTTACCTGAAAAATTAATAAACCCTGGAGGTATAGGTATTGGTCCCATAGGAGACGCCAATACTGTAAACTTATTACCACCCTTGATGTGTGAGTTAGTGTCTATTTCTTCACTTTGACCATCTATCATACTTTTTACCATTCCCATCATTTCATTGGCCTCACCATATATAGGTCCCGTATTAAGACCCAAACCGGCCATTCTCTCAGCCGCGTTCATATACGCTCTATCCGCACTATACCCCGGTAACAAATCTGAAAAACTAAGTAATATACCAGGTATATTGATTGTGGGACCTCTCATATTTATCGCCCCTAATATCGTGTCTATTATTGCTTGGAATATTGCCAAACAATTATCAAGACCACGAGCCAATATTTTTCTAATAAGTGCGATAATTGCTAAAAGTATTCTTCTGAATCTTTTAAATTTATTTGTGATTATCTTTAACGCAATTTCTTTAACAAAATTTAAAAGGTCTCTTTTAATAAATCCCCAAAACTCTTTTATAAATCTCCAAAAAACATCTTTTATTATTTTGAAGAATAGTTTTGAAAGTTTTTTCATTATGTCTTTTACATCACCCGCAAATCCCTTTATCTGTTTCCATGCAACAATTATAGGGAACATCATTTTAGGTGATATTATTGATGAAACTAATGCCTTTGGTACATTTAAGATAAATAAATTTATAAGTTCTAAATTAATATTATCTATTGGTGCAAAATTGTCACTCTGTATTGCTGAATTATTTGCCGCGTTTGCCAAGGTTGAATCCACTAATTGACCTAAATCTCCATTTTGTGAGAGGTAAACAAAATCTTCAAAATTATCGGATGAGGACGGTACTTCAAAATTACCACAATCTACGAATCTAAGTACTTTACGATATCTTGCATCTTCATCATCTAAATCTATACCCTCTACATCATTGAAATCGAAATACGATTCAATATCTTGATCGTTCTCATTAAATTGTTTACTCGTTGTTTGTATAAGTCCCGAATCTTCACTTGGAGAGTTACATATTTTAAATAACTTATTACAGAGTTTGTTTAATTCATTAACCGCCTTATCAAAAACAGGTGGATTCTCACCATCTCCTTGTAGAGTCATTAACATTGCGGTTTTAACAATATATTCAAAACTAGGTTGTTCAATACTACTGTAGTAATCCCCAACAAACTGACCTACCTTAGGTACGGTACCACCACCACCTTGTAATCCACTTACATCGTACTTTTGAGTACCGGCATTCCAATTTAAATCAAATAAACTCGCACCTGAATTGGAACTAAAAGTGTATGGGTTTGAGAAAGTGTCGTAAAAATCTCTATTCATTTTTACATTACCCGTACTACTATTTGGGTCCTCATACATTATTAGACCTACTTTGGAGTTGGGTTCGGTTTGTAAAACTTCTAAGAAGTCAAACTCTTTAGGTGAAATAGACATTGTGTTTGCGGGCATATCTGTATCTACACCACATATACTTGTCTCCTCATCTACAAACAATACTTTTTTAACGGCATCTGCAACAATATTTTTAGAGTCTTCAGAGGTTATCCTTGCCGACTCCATTGCATATTTCTTAATCTTATTACCTGATATTAATTTATCATTAACCTGAATGTCGTTACTTTTATTACTAAGAAACCCAGACGCAACATCTATGATCGAACTGAATATATCGGTTTTCTCACCTTTTTTCTTAAACTTAGATTTTAGACCATCTATTTTGGTCTGTAATAGTTTATCGGTCTTGGTTATACCATCCGCATAAATGTCATATAATTCGTCAGTGTTTAATTTAGGATCATCATTGATCTTTTTAATCACATCGATTTTAGACTTTAATTTATTTCTAAGTTGTTTAACCTTACTCATTACATCTTATAATTTTGAGTATTATCTGTGGGTTCATCATCCTCTCTCATAAGTTTTTCCAGTAAAATTCTATCCTCTTCGGATAGGTCCATTTTACCCCCTGACTGTGGACCACTACCTCCTGTTTGTTTAAGGAGTGTACTTTGTAATTTCACAAGGGAAATTTTCTTTTCAGTACAATCGTTCATGATCTTCTGTTGTTCTTTAATAACTGGTCCAATTACACTCATATCTTCCGCTTCTTTCATAAAACTCAACATCTTTTTAGTAATCATACTAGCCGTCTGTTTTTGTTCAACAATGTCGTTATATATTTCTTGCATAAGTGCAAGTGCAGAATCAGTATCTAAAGACAATAAATTCTTTTTCCTTCTCATACCTATAAATAGATTGTTCTAGTAATTTATAAAATCTAACTTCAATACCTCATAGAGTTTTTTAAACTTTTTCATAGCAACTCTTATTTCTTTGGTAGATAGTGAAGTCATCTCACGTAAGGATAATAGAATTAAGTTTTTATTAAACTTATTACCTTCACCCACTTGAAATATCTTTTCAAAGTTGGTAAAGACCTCAACAAGGGCATATCCTAACTTCTGTTCATTCTCATTAAGGGTTTCTTCTTCGATAAATTTTTCTAATTCAACCGTAAGTTTATTTACGACATCCTTATAATCTATAATTTCTTCGTCTATAATGTAAGAAAGGTCCGCCCTATCTTCAATCCGTGAGGATATGTCTTCATAGGAAACAGACCTGTTCATTAGTTTTTGGTCTTTCTGTATTGTACCCATAAGGTAATTTTTACAGATAGTACCGAAATAGGAATATGCTTTATAATTTTTAGTCGTATCAAACTTACTGATCTTAGTCATTAAAAATGATAATGTATCAGTATGTATTTGTTCGAAATTATAGTCTTTCCTATAAAGTTTGTAACGGCGAATTATACTTTCCACCATTATTTTGAGAGGTTCTCTTAAATATTCATTAAATATCTTATTCTTTTCGTCTTCGTTTTCTGATTCTAAAAATCTTACTACCGCTTGTTCTTGCTCCTCCCCAAAGTACATTTTTTGGGTTCTTTTTCTGGGCATTAATTGTCTACGTATTCTACTTCTCGTTTATTCTTGAAGAAAAATTCTTTTTTAGCGGTCTCCAACCAAAACTTAGCTTCACCATCACCTAATTTGTGATCGTCTGAGTTTTTATAGGACCAAAATAATGAGTCTTCTCTAAAGTTTACATGTCTATACCCAACTTGAGGGATAGTGGCCACTTTAGCGCCGTTATGAGTTAATCTCAATAAAAACTCATAACTAAATGTGAGTTTAATATTATCTTTAAATGAACCATTTTCTTTAATAACTTCTGTTTTATAGAAACCACCACTTGTTTGGTAATTTTGATAATCTAAAAGTATTTCATTACTTAGTTCTCCTTGGTTCTCACTGAAACCATATGCCCAAACAGATTCATTTGTAAAATTCAAAAGTTTACCTTCAGAATTAACATCTTTAACGATTGGTAATAGGATATCCGCGTCAGGGAAAAGAGTATGGTATGTTCTAAATGACTTAATCCAATTAGGTGTGTATTCATCATCTATCTCCAATATTGAAAACCATTCAGTTTCACAATTATCAATTCCCAAATTTACTTGAGAACAGAAACCTGTGTCCCCTTCATTGATTACTATATTAACATCTAATTTATCTGAAATACTATCTTTTTTTAGATCTCCCAAGACATTTTTAGGTCCCACTAATAATAGGGAGACATCGTCATGAAACTGTTCTACAGAAAGTATTGCTCTTGAAAACATTTCATTATATTCACCTTTCAAATCGTGAATAGGTAATATTACGGTTATATTTTTCATGCTGTTTCTTCTTGTTTTAATTTATCCAACGCTTCTGACAATACGTTTAATCTTCCTTCTTTAAGTGAATTAAAAATAGATGTCACATTGTTATCGATTATATCACTATCGTATGGTATTAGTGTTTCTCTCATTTTTTCTTTTACTTCGTCAGTAATTGTTACTCCTTCCAACCACGCTAAAACGTAAGTACCTAGTAGTTCTACAATTTTATTTAAATCATAAGTCCATATACCATTCTCGGACAACCACTCAGGTTCTGTTGTAGGTATTTTACCAATAACTGGTACTTCACACTTCATTGACTCCAAAGGGAACGTCCCAAAAGTAGAATCATCGTCCATCCAAACAGAACAAATACATTCTTTTAATTGGGTAGAAAATTCTTCATAGGTTAATTGTACCATATCTTTAAATGTAACCCATCTTAGTTGAGGGTACTTTAAATAGAATTCTGATATTACTTTTCTATGTTGACCTCGGTCTCTCGCACTAATGGCAATAAAAGGTTTGGTAGGGTTTTCTGAAGGAGAGAATCCATCACCAATCTTTGGTGGATTTACGTGAATCAAATTCTCAGGGAAAATACTTTTTATATATTCCTTAGATTTTTGTGTTGTTGTAATTACTTTATCAAAACCATAATCACTCCATCTACTACCAACAGGTAGGGTTTCAAATATATATTCGGTTTGTTGTACTAACATAACCTTAGTACATTTAACTGATGCCAGTTGTTCAAGTACGTTAGAGTAGTATTCAGGTACCACTAAAATATCTTCAATACCCATTTGAACTTGATCCTCTTTTATACTCACAATTGGTATATCTTTAAATCTGTCACCTAACCACGAATTAACACCTACGTAGTTTTTATCTTCAACTAAAATGTATGCATCTAACCCACTTTCTCTTAAAGTGTGTACGGTGTCATATATGTATTTAACTGACGCCCTTGCATTTGTTTTAGTATCATATGTAAGAAAGTATAACTTATGTTTGTTAGATTTTAACCTATCATACGCACTTTCTATTTTTTCCAAGTTTTCTATTTTTTCACTCATATTCTTCTTTAACTAAAATACCATATTTTATTAGTGTGTTAAACGCAAATTTAAATGGTAATGATAATTCTGAATTAAGTAATCCTAACCCGTTATCGTCCACCACATTCTCAGTTAAAATAGTATCTATACATTGTTTAACCGCATCGTATTTAAACACGTTTATTGTTTGTTCCACTTGTAGTGGTTCCCCCTTATCATTCTTGATCGGTTCGACTTCTAATTCGCACGTCTCAGTAATTTTGCTAATGTTGAGATAATAATATTCTCCGAAGATTTCAACCATGTCTTATCTATTTCTGTTAATTTATGTATTTCTAATTGATTTGTAAAGTGTTGGTTATAGTCAGTATTGAACTTTACAACCTTCTTATTTTTAGGACAATGATCAATAACTGTTTTATTGTCCGTTATCCATAAATCACAATTTTTCCAAAGTTTGGGTATTTCACTAGACATGGTAAACTTAACGTTATTACCCATAAAACCGTTTTTAGAAAGAAAGAACAATGTAGATGGTTTAGATTTACCTAATTGATCTAAACCTATCAGAGTAAAGTTATGTTCCTTATTTTCATATATAAGATTATTTAAATCATGAAATGCCTTTAAATAACTTTGATTTGCATGTCCAAATATTTCCATAGCATAATCAATGAAAATAAAATTATCGAACTCACTTTTAGATTGGTATAAATAACTCTCTAATAAGAAGTTATTTTTAACTGGTTCTATAACACCGTACTCAAACGAATTCTCCTCATCGGTCTTTTCATCAGACTCCCTATCTAAATAATAATCTTTATAGTGGTAATCAAACTTTGCAATTGTGTTACGTAAAACCCCATCTATGTTTATTAAAATCTCCATATTAATAATATAATAAATTTATTGTTATAAGTAAAGTTAATCGTATCTTTTTAATATCTTACCAATTATTGGGTTTCTAACAATGTCCTTAGTTCCAAACTCATATACACCCACATTATTTAAATCCATTAATCTACTCTTAGCATCATAAAGACCACTTTTAGTTTTATCTTTAAATTTATCTGATTGTTCTAAATCCCCCGATATAAAGAATTTAGAATTAAAACCAATTCTTGTTAAAAGTAGTTTCATTTGTGCCGGTGTGGCATTTTGGGCCTCTTCGAATATTAGAATAGTATTATCTACATTCCATCCCCTCATATATGCCAATGCGGCAACCTCAATAAACCCCTCATCTTTTAATTTAGTTTTGTTTTCTTTACCGATTATTTTATTTAAAAGGTAATATGATGGGAAAATATATGGGTCTAACTTTTCTTCTAATCCACCAGGTAATGAACCTAATTTCTCTTCGGCCTCAACAGCGGGTCTAACAATTATAATTTTTTCATATTTGTTATTATCATTCCACAATAAGTCACACGCCTTTTTCATAGCGATATACGACTTACCCACACCTGCAGGTCCAAAACATAATGTTATTTCATTATCTTCTAACGTATCCCAATACTCTTTTTGGGACTCTGTTAGAAATTTCTCTCTTGGTTTTTTAAATATCTCTTTTATTCTTTGTTTTGATGATACCTTAGTACCTGTACTTTTTCTTTGAGCCATTAATTATGTATATGTGTAACCTTATTTACCTGTCGATCCAAAACCTCCTTCTCCTCTATCGGTTTCGGATAATTCAGTAACTTCAGTAAATTTTATTTTGGGGTAGGGTAAAATCATTAGTTGACATATTCTTTCCCCGTTCTCGTAAATAGTGGATTGGTTAGATCCTTTATTAATGTTAAATGTTGCCATTATTTCTCCTCTATATCCACTATCTATAACACCGACAGAGTTACTTAACTCCAAAACGGTCCTACGAATTGAGGATCTTGGGAATACTAAACCAACATAACCTGAAGGTATTTCTAATGAAATTCCTGTACTGTACGTTACTTGGTTTGTTTGTTCATTCAATGTATAACTTACACAATGTAAATCCACACACCCATCACCTTTTTTAGAATATGTTGGTGTAACTGCGTCTTTGTGTAGTTTTTTAAATTTACAACCAATACTATATTCATAAGGAGTATTAATAGTATCACCTACACCAACACCTTGAGAGTTTTGTACATGATCCATAGAGTCCGACGTTAATTTATTTAACGTCTCGGACACCTCATTCATAAAAGACTCATCTATGTTATCCTCGTCCTCTTCTGAAAGGATTTCCTCAAAACCTTCTAACTTTTTTAGATATTCCTCTAATGTCTTTTTATCCATGTTTTTGTTCAAATATTGCCAACTCAAACCCTTGTTTAACGATTTGTGCTAATGGTGTTGAATGGTATTTAGATTGTAAATCATTATCACCTTTATCAGAATTAACTATCGTCTGATATTCTTCTTCACTTAATTTAACTCCATATATTGAACAATAATACGCTGATCTTTCACCTACTCTCATAGATACCAATTCATCGTTGAATTCATACATTTTACCCAACTTATTTCGGTGCCATTCACTCTCATTTGGTACAAATAAAAATACCTTACCTATTTGTGATAGGATTGTACATTTTAATATACTATCAATGGATTGTTGTAAATTTTCAGGTAAAATACTATTAACCTTAACCGCGTATTTAGATGCAATAAAAACATGTTCTATTAAACCACCGGGATAGGCACCGTACATATCTAATGTAGTTGATGCGGGGGAAGTAAAAAGATCATCACCTAAGAATTTAAGTAAATCAGATGTTAACACATCATATTTCTCCGAAGTCTCAAGTAACTTCTTTTTATTATTTTCTATTTGTTCTTTGTTTAACATAATGTTATCCTTTATAAAGTTCAGGTGTAATTGCTGGATCTAAAACACATTCAACCGCCATTTTAACGATTGAGATACTTTCACTTGATCTCATATCTTCCGATTTATATTTGTTTAAGACGATTGTTGCCTCTTCTACAGACTCTGCCTGTACGACATATTTTACTTTGTCTAATCTTGGATTTCCGTTTCTATCCAATTGTTCTTTTTCGTAACCTACTGTTGCTAAATAATACATAATTTTACTTTTTTATAATTGATTTTAAAAATTCCACTCTATCCTTAGAAACAGTGGCGAGTGAATATTTTACCTTTACTGTTTCATATAGTTTATTACCTAAGTCTTCTATCATATTAGGGTTGTCTATTAGTTTCTTCATATGTTTACCCCACTGTTTGTGGTTTTTATTTGTCGATACTAATAAGGAATTACCTTTAGGATTAATTCCACCACCTCGTTCAACCGAAGAAACTAAATCAATAAGATAAGGGTCTTCTTCTGTTGCAATAATGGCCTTCTTATGAAATCCCGCTTCAATCACCTTTAGTTGTGATTTATTAGAATTAAATTCGGATTTAACTAATGGGGCTAAAGACACATCAAAATAGTTGTAATTAGATGCGTACTTATTTATATCCATTGTCCATCTACGAACATAAGGTTGATTTAATTCTTCAGGGAATTGCGTTTGTGTAAATGTCTGTAAATGGTTCTTATAATTTTCGGAAACAGATTTATAATCATTAGTGAATATTTTTTCATACTTATACCATACAGTTTCCGTAGGTTTAATTGGTCTTTCTGACATCTCCCCTGTTTGACGGTTTATGGTTTTCATATTACCTCGTAAATCAAACCCACACAACACAAATTGACTTTTATCTTTGTATTGTTGAGTAATCGTGGAGATACCACTTTTAATTAATTCAAGATCATATAAGTGGGAAGACCCACCTAACCAACCAAATCTAACTAAGTCAGATTTCAATGGTTTTGGTTGAAATTGAGATTCCTTTTCGTTTACTGCATTTGGAAAAACCGAAACATTCTTTATCCCTAAAAGACTTTTAATTGTTTTTTGGTAAATAGGTGTTGTGGTTGTAACGTAATCCGATTTCTTAAGTAAATCTGCACGGGCCTTACTATAACCATTTCTTTTAAATGTTTCGTAGTTTGGATGTCTATGATCCACCCTCCAAAAATCGTCAATATCCATAACAACTTTAATACCTTCTTTCCTTAACCAATCGATACGATCTAAATTTAATTGGGTATTACCTCTGTGTATGAATGAGTGAAAATATACAATATCGTAATTTTCGAAGAACTTATTTTCATTAGGTACGTCGAATACAAGATCAACATGTACTTCATCGGAATGGTTATCACCAATATAAGTAAATGGATCTATGATTCTATATTTCCCAACACCGTGACTATCTGACGGAATTGCGAGTACTCTAACTTTTGACATATATTATTGTTATATATCAAAATATAAGAAAAAAATATGATGAAATCAATCCTTACTTAGACTTATTTACTCCAGTAATTTTACCTTTGAATATTGAGTCCCCTACTTTAAGTACTAAGGTTTCGTTAATTGACGCGGTTTTAGATGCCGTTAAAATTAATTCTAATTTTCGGTCGACAATTTCTTCTAAAGTGTCTTTGATGGTTTCTTTTATAAGTGATTGAAGATCCGAGTTATTAGGACTTTCCGAAATTACTTGTTTAGTATTAGGTGTTGATTTTTTAGGTGACGACATTCCCTCTTTTTCCATTAATTTTTTTGCACCTTCTAATAAACCCATATCTAAACCGTCGCCTAACGAAATTTGATCCATAGTAGGTATTGGGTTGTTAATCATAGCTTGTTTTATTGAATCGGGTAATTTAGAATTATTAATCTTGTCCTCATTTACCACATTAGTGGCAACGTTTCTTGTGTTTGGTTTCTTTTCTATTTGGGATACCGCATCACTGGCATTTTGTTGTAAAACAGATTCATCTATATTACCTTTAGTGTAGTCCCCACCATCAACCTTAGTCATAACTTTTTTAGCGTTAACTAATTTAGTCATAAGATCCTCCGCACTTATAGGTTTTGTATTTAATTGAGTATTTGACATTGTGTTATAATTTATTAAAATATAGACTTTTATTTTTTATTTATAAAGTAATCTTTTAATTCTCTTTATGTTCTCATTCAAACCATCGTAATCATTTGTTTCATCCTCTTCCTCCTCATCTGAATCATCAATTACGGGTGGTTCTATACTTGGTTTATTTTCAGGTTCGGGACTTGGTAATTCATCACTTTGTGGTTCTATAGAAGTTGGTTCTACTTGTTGAGGTTCTACGGATGGTTCTACTTGTTGAGGTTGTGGTTCAGTTTGTTGAGGTTGTGGTTGTGGTTCAGTTTGTTGGGGTTCTGCGGATGGTTCGGTATCCTTAGTTACTTGAGGTATTTCTGACCAATCGGATGTCACGTATGTTGTTGACATTGATTTATCATCACCTTCCTTATATCCCGGTCTTTTTGTGTCAAAAGTTTCTTGATCAAATATCTCTACTTGACTTAACCTAGAAACCATAAATGTCCTCCAATTATTTTTACTAAATCCCGTCTTTGATCTTGACGGGGGTTGCACCCAACCTCTAATGATCATGTTTCCTTTTTTAGATAGTCCTAATGCGACTACCTCCACTTTTACTCTACGTCCGGCCTGAACTTGATCTCTTGGTCCATTATAAAAAAAACTTATTGGGTTTCTTTTTTTAATTGCATTAGCCAACGCTTTAGGTTTTGACGCTAATTTTGGTTCAGATTGTTCACCTATTAAAAACTTATATATATCTTTAAATAATTTCATTAAAAATCGGGATAACCACTATTACCACTATATTGGTTCCTTGCAATACTTTGGTTTCTTTCGTTTATATCTTTTGATGTACCTACACTATTATTGTTTTCTGCTCTACCTTTTTCATCGCCATCAGAAATTGCATTAGGGTGTACTAAACTATATGAATTGTTTTCATCATATATGTTTCTTGCTTGATTATCTAAACGATTATTTATATCGGTTTGTGAACCAACCTGATTATTATTTTCACCTTTACCTAAGTCATCTCCGTCCGACAATGCATTAGGATGATTCACACCATACCCATTTAAGTCATTACTGTATTTGTTTTGTGCAATTATTGCCGCTCTTGTATTGATGTCAGTTATAGATCCAACCATTTGGTTATTCTCACCTTTACCTAATTCATCTCCATCAGATATTGCGTTAGGGTGGTTTACACCATAACCATTACTTGAGTTGTATGAGTTTCTAGATACATTATCCACTCTTGTTTGATTATCTGTTAATCCACCAACTTTTCCGTCATTCTCTCCTTTACCCAACTCATCCCCATCAGAAATTGCGTTGGGGTGATTAATACCGTAACCGTTATCAGAGTTGTATGAGTTTCTTTTTATGTGTTCTTGTCTTTGATTTTGGTCGGTTATTGTACCTACTTCACCATTTCTCTCACCTCTACCAAACTCATCTCCATCAGATAATGCGTTTGTGTTTTCAATACCATAACCAAAGTTAGGACCATATTTATTTCTACCTAAGGAATCAATTCTTGTGTTAATATCTGTACTTGAACCGACTTTACCATTATTTTCTCCTTTACCTTTATCGTCCCCATCAGAAATTGCGTTGGAATGGTTAGAATCATAACTCTTTGTTTTTTGGTAATCATTTCTTGACATTGATTCGTCTAAAAATTGTTTTGATATTTTTTCTATTTGACTTGCCATTATAATAATTTTTTAATTCTCTCAACATCCTCAAAAATACCTAACGATGAAATGGGACTAACTGAAGTTTTATCTGAGTTAGATTTCATCATATTTCTTGGGATTGAGTAATTTGTTTTCTTATCGTGTTTCGATAGGTAAGGGTTTTTTCTTATGTCATCCAATTGTGCAATATTGTCTGCCCTTTTTTTAGATTCTTTATTGTTTTTAATAAGGTTTCTTTCTCCGTTTAAAAACTTTTTACACCATTCTAACATTTTATCTCCCCCCGCCAGATGAAATTGGTTGTGGTCACTCTCTTTATCCATGTTCTCTAAATCATGAATAATTCTTTTTGCTTGACCATAAGTAATATTCTTAGTTCTAAGTAAATTCTTAGCCCGTTGTGTACCGTCTATCGTCTTATCACTTAATGAGTTAAAAAACTTAAGTATATAATCACAAATATCTTCAGGTACTTTAAAAACCCTATCTTTAAGATCTCTATTCATTATCGTCTAGTAATTTAGTTATATCTGATACGTTTAAATTATTTTTCTTTAATGATCTTTTTAAGGAATCTAATTGTCTTTTTAAGATTGGGTTAATTTCTTTTTCACTATCATTAACAATCTCTTTGTGATCACTTTTCTTAGAAAGAACTGTCTCAACGTAATCTTTCATGAATTTTTTTGGGTTCTCCACAAGTCTGACTTTATCCTCGGGTAATTTTTCGTCATATCCCATTGATTCTAATCTTTTCATTGCATCATCATGAGTTAATCCTAATTCACCCGTAAAATGTTTATATGCCTTTTTAAAGTTTTCGTCGTCACCTAACGTATCATCATAACCTAACGATTTAGTTAAATCACTTTCAGCCCAATATCTAAGTGAGGTATGTGTTCCGTGAACACCATGTGTTCCCTGTGAACCACCAACCGCCTTAGCCGTTTTATCTGTTGTTTTCTTTGATGTTATTCCTTTAGCGTGAAAGTCGGATGCTTTACCACCTCTTTTGATATTTCCTTTTGCATCTACTATCTCATCAACATCACCCTCTTTTTCAGCAACTTCAGGAATTTTTTCAAAGTCAGTGTCCTTAGACATTTCGTCCGCCATTTTCTTCCACTTAGCTCTTTCTTTTTTAGTTAGACTCTCATCATTGGCCTTTGCATAGAAAAAACCTTGTTGTTTTTTAGAGGTAAATTTCTCTTCTATTACCTGTTTTATAAAATTATTCATAGAAAGTTGTTTTATTATAAATATCAAATGTTATGAAAGATATTTATAAGAGTATGAATAGTCAAGATATTTTAAGGAATTTAGGTATTAGTGTCGATGTTGTCCTCGATAATTCGGAGACTTACGATTATGAAATTGCGGGGTTTAACAACGATTATGACCCTAAATTGTTGGATTTTGGTAATTCTATCACCTTTGACACACCTATAAAAAAAGATTTAAGTGATGACGATTCTACTATAGAAAATATCAAACTTTGTGAGTTCGATAATACAGTAAATGACCCAAACTACATTTATTCAGGTTTAACTGTTACATTTAATTATGATGATTTTACTGATCATTTTAATATTTTGGATAGTGAAGGAAATATTATACATGACTATGAAAATTTTATTTTAAACAATGATCTTTTTACATACACGGGAATAACTGATGAAACACATTACTTTTTTATATGTGAGTATCCCGATAGTGCAACACCGACACCAACGGCCACAATAGAACCAACAAGTACCCCAACTCCAACACCTACAAGTACGGAAACTCCTACACCGACGGAAAGTAGTACGCCAACACCTACACCAACAGACACTCCATTACCTACAAGTACAGAAACCCCCACACCAACATCTACGGAGACACCAGTACCTACAAGTACAGTAGAACCAACACCTACGAGTACAGTAGAACCAACACCTACGAGTACGGAGACACCAACACCTACAGATACACCTATTCCAACTAGTACGGAAACTCCAACACCTACAGATACACCTATTCCAACTGCAACCAATACACCTACACCTACGAGTACTGAAACACCAACTCCAACGGAAAGTAGTACACCTACACCTACGAGTACTGAAACACCAACTCCAACACCAACACCTACGGGGTATACCACAACTTTAAATGTGAGTACTGTTCAAAAATTCACACCATCACTTTCAGGGTTAACTTTATGGTATGCTGAGGTTACACAATCATACGTTAACAATCAAAATCAATACGACGCTACATTGAATTGGATTGAGGTAGGAACCTTTAACCCAATTGGTGACTGTTCACAGGGAAGTGGTCCTTCAAATACTCTCAGTATCATTTTATCGGGAGATCATTTGAGTTTCATTTATACATTAATCCATTTTAGAGACTCTAACGGAACCGTTATATATGGTTCTCGAATGTCGTCCTTATGTAATTACAGTTGGCAAAACGAATACCACAAGAAGTCAGCTTCACAGATATTGAACACGAACCCAAGTTACAATTTACAATTTTCAATATATTCAAACACTCTATCACTTGTACCACCAACACCAACAGACACACCAGTACCTACAAGTACTGAGACCCCTACCCCTACACCTACGGACACACCAGTACCTACAAGTACTGAGACTCCTACACCTACGGAAAGTAGTACTCCAACACCTACACCAACAGATACTCCAGTACCTACAAGTACAGAAACACCAGTACCTACGAGTACCGAAACACCTACACCAACGGCAACTGTAGAACCCACACCTACGGA